ATGAGTTATGCAGGACGCTACCGTCCAATCGATCCCACAGACGAGCCCAGCACCAGCGGCCGTCGCACCCAGCAGCTACGTGGCGGCAGCTCCGGCACCAGCAGCTCCGGCGGCACCGGCACCAGTGGCTTATCAGGTGGGTACGAGCTACCCCCAAGCGGTACCTCAGGCAGCCCCCAGCTACCAATCCGCCCCTACTCAGTACGCCCCCCAATCCCAACCGGCGGAGTCGGTGGGGAATCCCTGGGAATCGGCGTTCAACAAGGTGGTGAACCTGCTGAGCAGTCCAGTCCAATCCCCGTTCCAGGGTCAACAGTCGCAAGCGCCGACAGCGTATACCCCGGCCAACTACGGGCAGCCCAGCAGCCAAGCTACGCAACAATCGGATCCGCTGACCTGGTCTCCCAACCAGGAATTCTCGCCCAACTATTCCCAAACCTCCTCGGGTCCGTCCTTGGAGGAGATCGGGGATTACCTGGGAATGAGCCAGGAAAGCCGTCAGGTGATCGACGCGTTCGGGATCGAAGCTCCGGCTCTTCTGAACAACTACGCGGTCGAACTGGAAGGAATGCTGGACAGCGCCGTCGCGTGGGGAAGCAGGGCAACCGAAGCAATTAAAGGCTATGCCAACTTTGCCGTTGGCGAGCACCAGGAAAACCTCGCCTATAACGAGATTCTCACCAACCCCGACGTTCTTAGCGACTACACGCTGAAGTTCTTCGGTCCTGAAGGTCCCTACCCCGTTTACGAAAACGAAGGTCAGCTGGAGACCCGTGGTTATCCCACCGCTCCTGCTGCTATGAATCAGGGTCAATTCCCTGCACCCCCTGCCGCATCTGCTCCCCAAGCACAAGGCGATTTCTGGGGCGGTTTCAACGACCAAATGGCTCGTGATCCCCAAAATGCCTGGCGTCTTCTGAACCAGGCTCAACCCCAAGCCGTTGCAAGCAAACTGTTTGTAATGGAGTGATAAGTATGTCGGTAATCCAATAAATTACCGACTGCTAAAATTTGTGTTAGATAAGACATACAAATGTCTGAATCTTTCACCCGTTAAACACATTTCCTGCGACACTGGAGGATAAAACAAAGTGTTCATTGATAACGATTTTCCAAAGATTCTTGGTGCGGAACTCTATCGTCCCCACCCTGCTTACATCGCGGAAATGGCGGTTGAGCCTGTGGTCGTCCACGACTTCACCCGTCAGCCTGGTCAAACCGTTCAGCTGGACCGCTACAAGTTCTGGGGAACCCCCGGCACTAAGGACAGCCGTGAGCGTATTGCCGACCAGACCATCGGTACCGCCAACAGCCGTAACATCACCAAGGAGAAAGTCCTGGTGGTGCTTAAGGAATACACCGGTCCTGCAGATCCGGGCGATCCTACCCAGCCCAGCACTTTCAAGATTGCTCGTGAAACTCTGGTTACCGCCCAGCGCCTGCTGCTGGACACCGGCAACCTGAACATGTTCCACCAGAGCATCGGTTCTCTGACCCTGCTCGACGACTACCGCCGTTGGCGCGACCGCGTCTTCATTGACGAACTGTCCAAAGCTGAAGCCAATGGTGCTGCTTCTGGTTCCCAGGGCGGTTACTACTTCGCTGGTGGCAAAGTTAAGAATGCTTCCGGCCAGATCACCTACGAAACCACTGAAATCACCGCTGGTGATCAACAGTTCTCTGTTTCGACCGATCTTCTGACTGTTGTTAAGGACCTGCGCAAGCGCAACGTTCCTACCTTCGCTGACGGCCTCTATCGCTGCATCTGCGATCCCACCTTCATGATGCACCTGCGTCGTGATGCTGACTTCCGTGAGATTGCTCGTTACGCTGGCAACCCCGGTCAAGGCATGTACATGGGTAACCCCATGCTGCCTAACAACACCAGCTTCTTCCAAGGCCCTCAGGCTGGTCAGGCATACTTCCTGGCTGGTGAGCCTGTGATGCCTACTGGTGTTCAGTTCGAAGGTGTGAAGTTCTTCGAGTCGACCAACTTCCCCACCAAGAACGTCAGCTCTTCCTTCGCTGGTTCCGGTGGTTCCTACAGCAACCGCGAAGTTGCTCAGGGTTATTTCTTCGGTCCTCAGTCCGTTGGCGTCGGTATCGGCGGTCCTAACGCTCAGGTCCTTATCAACAACAACGACGACTTCAGCCGCTTCATCATCCTGATTTGGCAGCTGTACGCAGGCTTCGAAATCCTGAACAAGGACTTCGTCACCACCGCCTTCAGCTTCGTTGCTGATTCGTGATAACACGCTCTCACTAACATAAAGTACAAATTGGAGAGATAAATGTCTTATTTGTCCGCTAAAAAAATCTACCCAGGTAACTGGGCAGAGCCGCTGAACGGCTGGTACAGGAACATTGATACCACCGACGACGGCACCAACAACGCTTCTAACGGCGGCCCCACGGCTGTGTTGGCTGTTCCTGGTTGGAAGTACTTCCAGCAGCGTGGTTACGTTGCTGTTACCACCACCTCTGGCGGCGGCATCACTGCTTCTGGCAGCGTGATCGTTCCTTCCCCCTATCGGAATGACGACACCCGCACCGATATCACCGGCATGGTGATCTCTGGTGATTCCACCACCCCCGCCTACGTCTACCGTGCTGCCATCTCCGTGGCTTCCGGTTGGGGCGATGGTCGCGTTGCTTCCGGCGTCTACGCCGCTACCGGCAACGTGATCTCCTTCTGCCGTGCCTCCAGCGGTCCCGTGGCTTCCACTGGCGTTGGTGAAGCTGTTGGTCAGGCCAACCTCACCTCCACCACCTCTGGCACCCAGGCTGGCGAGATCTACTTCGCTGGTGGTTCTGCTGCTTACAGCGCTGCTCCTTTCCTCACCGCTACCGGCGCTGCTGGTGTGACTGCTGGCAAGGTGTACCGCGAAACCACTTCCGCTGAGACCTTCGCAGTCTTCGCCCGTGGTGCAGCTACTGGCACCTCCACCTCTGGCGGTTTCTACATCTCCAGCGGTGACGCCGCAGCCAACAAGACTGGCTACCTGGTGGTCGAAGTCTGCTACGTGCAGCCTGATACCGCCCCTGGCTACGAAGATATCGATGGTTATCTGACTGGTCGCACTGTTAGCTGAATAAGTTAAACTGGGACCAGAATAATTAATCTGGTCCCTTATGCTTTATCAGCACAAAAAAACCGGTGCAAGAGTCAAGGTTGTAAGTGAGTGGGATGACGGCGATTGGTTCATGCTTGAAGATCAAGATGGACGCCTATTCACTGCTTACAAAACTGAACTTGAGCCCGATGAAGAAGCAACCAAGAAGGTTAAAACTCTTCAAGTAAAGGACAAGGCAGCAAAAGAGGAGCCCCGTTCTTTCCCCCCTGACAATCGCCTCAACATTAATGGGGCTACAGCCCAGATGATCGCAGATCACATTAAGGGCATTGGTTTAAAAACAGCCAGAGAGATTAAAGATCTCCAGATGTCCTTGTCGGGTGAAAGATTTAACAATCTCGAACAGCTGAAGCAAATCAAGAGGGTTGATTGGGATTCTGTCTTTGCTGCTGATCTAATCCGAGTTTAATCTCATCTCCTAAATGCCCCTGGGAAACCGGGGGTTTTTTAGTCTTAAAATAAAAAGAAAAAGATAATGGCAGACTTAATTCCATTAGGAAGAATTGCTCGTGCTTCAGAAGATATTTTTCCGACTACTGCAGCACATCTTGACGTACGTGTAATACCGCAGTTTGGCCCGCAAAAAGGTAAATATATTGACCCTCAAACCGCTCGTAGTCTTCTTCAAAATGTTGTCGTAGGAGAAAATAAAACACCGTTGGTTCAAAAACAAGGAGATCAGTGGAAGTGGAATTATCCCATCACTTCTGGTTTTGGTCCACGTAAAGCACCGGTTGAAGGCGCCTCTACCTACCACAGAGGAATTGATATTGGTGGAATGAATCAAAACAACCCTGAGAGTATTGCGTATCAGGGCACAGGTACTTATACACCTGGCAAAGGCTATGGAATGTTAAGCACTACAGATGCTCAAGGGAATCCATATGATATTAAATTTCTCCATACCAAGCCTGGTCAGCCCGCTCCTCAAGTTCAAACCAAAGCTCCTCCGAAGCAAGAAAGGGATACTCGTACAGAAGATATCTTGAAAGCATTTATGTATGGTGCAGGTTTGAGGCAACCAGAAACACAAGTGCGAACATTTGAAGATCAGCTGAAAGGACAAATCCTTGGCAGCGTTATTTCACAAGCCTTAACTCCGCCTGATTTTCTTTCTTCTTATATGTTTAAAAGCCCTCTCATGCAAAGCACAAATACGTTTTTCTAATTGATTACTTGCTTTTATAATTAAATGATAAGGAGATGTAGAAGTGCAGCTTTCTGACTTCGACAAAAGTAGAGTCAGGTATCATTTGGGATACTTCACTGTTTCAGTTCCAGCGGGTGATTATGCCCGCCTGGAAGAAGCAATGAATACCGTCCCGGACTCTTTCTTCTACGACAAAATCACAATCCAAATTGGACGTTGTGATACTGCAGAGAAGAAAACTGAAGTCGCAACTTCACCTTCAACCCGCCTTGAGAGCATTGCTGGTGACGTGGATCGTACGATTCGATCCAGTAATGCAAAAGAGGCATTAAAGGTT